ACAGCGCACGGCCTGTCGCCGGTGCTGGCGATTCTCGACGAGGTAGGCCAGATCAGAGGACCGCAGGACGACTTCGTGGACGCGATCACCACTAGCCAGGGAGCTCACGGGGCTCCGTTGCTGCTGGCGATCAGTACGCAGGCGCCGAATGATAACGACCTGTTCTCGATCTGGCTCGACGACGCAGAGGCCTCTCACGACCAGCGGATCGTGAGCCACCTGTACGCCGCCGACAAGGAGTGCGACCTCGGTGACAAGGCGCAGTGGAAGAAAGCGAACCCGGCGTTAGGAAAATTCCGAAGCCTTCAGGACGTGAAGGAGCAGGCAGCGCAGGCCGCGAGGATGCCGTCGAGCGAGTCGACGTTCCGTAACCTGATCCTCAACCAGCGCGTCGAGTCGAAGTCTCCGTTCATCAGCCGGGACGCGTGGAAGGCTTGCGGCGGATTGCCTGCCGGGCCCGGACTGGAGCCGGTGTACCTCGGGCTCGATCTGTCAGCGTCTGCCGACTTGACGGCGTTGGTAGCCGTCTGGCGGTCTGGCGACCAGTGGCACGCGGTGCCGTATTGCTGGACACCGGAGGGCACGATAGCGGATCGGGCGAAGCGGGACAGGGCGCCATACGACGTCTGGGCCAAGGACGGGCACCTGCTGACGACGCCAGGCGCGACGGTGGATTACGAGTTTGTCGCGCGCTTCATGCTGGACCTGATCAGCGACTGGAACGTGGCCGGTGTGGCGTTCGACAGGTGGCGGATCGACTCATTCAAGAAAGCGCTCGAACTACAGGGCGCCAGCGCCGATGTGATGGAACTGCTACAGCCGTTCGGCCAGGGATTTCAGAGCATGGCGCCGGCGATCGACAAGCTCGAGGCGGCGATTCTCAACGGCCGGCTGAATCACGGCAATCATCCGGTGCTGACGATGTGCGCCAGCAACTCGGTGATCGTCCGCGATCCGGCCGGAAACAGGAAGCTCGACAAGATGAGAAGCACGGGACGGATCGACGCGATGGTCGCGCTGTGCATGGCCATCGGAGCCAGCTCGGGCGCAGACGCCCCTGGCATCGGGAACTACCTCTCATTCATCAGCGAGCAGGCAACAGCATGAGCCTCTACACCCGAATCCTGGCGCTGTTAACCCGCCGCCAGCCCGGCGAGCAGCGCATCTACGTCTCGCAGCGTCAGGCCGGCGTCACCGTCAACGCCGACACCGCGCTCACGAACGCCGCGGTATGGGCCTGCGTCCGAGTGATCAGCGAGACCGTGGCCTCGCTGCCGTGGCACGTCTACCGCAAGACCGAAGACGGCCGCGAGCCGGCGCAATCGCACCCCGTGCACTGGCTGCTCAACAACCAGCCGAACCCGGAGCAGACCGCATTCGCCTTCCGCGAGACGCTGATGGCGCACGCGCTGACCTGGGGCAACGGGTTCGCGGAGATCGAGCGCGACATGAGCGGCCGCGTCTCCGGCCTGCTTCCGATCACGCCGGATCGCGTCACCCCGAGGCGCACGCCGGCCGGTGAGCTCGTCTACGAGGTGCGAGGCGACGACGTAGGCCTCCGCTTCGTGCCCGCCGCGCAGATGCTGCACCTGCACGGCCTTGGCTGGGACGGCCTGGTCGGCTACTCGCCGGTCACGATGGCGGCGCGCTCCATTGGCCTCGCCATCGCGCAAGACACGTTCAGCCAATCCTTCTACGGCAACGGGACCACGTTCGGAGGCCTGGTCGAGGTGCCGGCCAACATGTCGTCCGAGCAGATCAGGATGACCGAGAACTACCTCAACGAGCAGCACAAGGGCCCGGACAAGGCATTCAAGGTGCGCGTCGTCGCCAACGGCATGAAGTACACGAACATCGGCATGCCGTTGACGGACGCGCAGTTCATCGAGAGCCGCAAGTTCAGCGTTACCGAAGTGGCGCGCTGGTATCGCGTACCGCCGCACAAGATCGCCGATCTTGAGCGCAGCACGAACAACAACATCGAGCACCAGTCGATCGAGTTCGTCACCGACACCATCATCCCGTGGGTGCGCCGGCTCGAACAGGAGGCCGACATCAAGCTCTTCGGCGCCCGCGCCGTCGGCAATGTCTACACGAAGTTCGCAGTCAACGCCTTGATGCGCGGCGACTCCAAGGCGCGGGCCGAGTTCTATCGGACAATGACACAGATTGGCGTGCTCAGCGTAAACGAGGTGCGTGACCTCGAGGAACTCAACGGCATCGGGGAGGCTGGCGATGAGCACCTCGTCCAACTCAATCAGACTACGCTCGAGCGCCTGGTGGCTGAACCACCGGATGCAACTCCCGAGCCAGCGCCGGCCGTTGCGCCAGACGCTGGCGAGACTGATCCGAAAGCTGATCCGGGAACTGAGGACGTTGCTGACGGCGTTGAAGACAAGACCGGCAACGTGATCCGCATGGGCGCGCTCACGTTCATGCGCGAGCAACTGAGGAACCAAGCATGACAACCGAATTCAAGGCCCGCGGCACGACCGGCGAGATATGGCTGTACGACCAGATCGGCGAGAGCTTCTGGGGCGGTGGCATCAGTGCCAAGGCGTTCCAGAAAGAACTCGCCGGGCTGGGCAAGGTGACGACCATCAACCTGCGCATCAATAGCCCCGGCGGCGACGTGTTCGACGGCCTGGCCATCTACAACCAACTTAAGATCCACCCGGCTCGCAAGGTGGTCGACGTTGACGGCCTGGCCGCCAGCATCGCCAGTATCGTCGCGATGGCCGGCGACGAGATACGCATGGCCAGCAACGCGATGATGATGATCCACAACCCGCACGGGATGGCGATCGGCGACAGCGTGGAGATGAACCGCGTCGCGGCGCTGCTCAACCAGGTGAAGGGCAACCTCGTCGAGACCTACGCTGCTCGCACTGGCAACGCCAGGGCCCAGTTGGAGACTTGGATGGACGACGAGACCTGGCTCACCGCCGAATCGGCCGTGCAGTACGGGTTTTCCGACGCGATGACGCAGGAACAACGCGTCTCGGCGAGCTTCAACCTGCTGTCGCGCTACCGGCACGTGCCCGAGTCCCTGCGCAAGCCGTGGGCCAAAGTGACGCCGGCGATGCGCGACATCAACGCCATCCGCATCCAGCAGCAGTACGAGCGCATGCGCGCCGCAGGCGCCGCCTGACCGGCGCCCTACCGATCACCGAACTGCCCGCCGCGTGCGGGTTTTTTTCTTGTCGAGTCAAACCGACACCACGCATTCGGCCCCGCGCCGGATACATCCGCTCGCCATCCCGGTGGGCTTTTTTCAGGAGTTCCTTCAATGGACGAGATAAAGAAACTCAAGGCGCGGCTGGTTGAGCTGCACGAAATCAGCAAGGGCATCCAGGCCAAGGCCGATGCCGAGAAGCGCGACATGAACGTCGACGAGCAGAAAGAGCTCGACGCCGTGATGATCGAATTCGACACCGTGGAGGCCGACATCAAGCGTCGGGACCGCATCCTCGCGCAGGAGCAACGCCTGGCCGAGCCGCAGCCGCGGATCTCCACGCCGAACCCCATCGCCTCCACCACGCCAGGCGCCCCGAGCGCGCCGCCGGCGCCGCGTGATGGTCTGCGGAATACCATGCTCAGCACCGTCGAGCAGCGCGCCCGCTGGGGCTTCACGAACATGGGCGAATTCGCCCAGGCTGTTCGCGCCGCCGTGGTGAACCCGAGCGCTATGGATCAACGCCTGATCCAGAACGCGACGCTCAGCACCTACGGGGCAGAGGGCGCCGGCTCGGACGGCGGCTTCTCCGTGCCGCCGGAGTGGCGCGCGGAGATTATGAAGATGGTCGACGCCGAAGACTCCCTGCTGTCGCGCTGCGACCAGCAGACCGTCAGCGGCAACTCGATCACCTTCCCGATCGACGAGACCACCGCCTGGCAGACCACCGGCGGCATCCTGGCCTATTGGGATGCTGAAGCCGCGGCGATGACGCAATCCAAGCCGTCGCTCAAGGACTTGACGCTCAAGCTCAACCGGCTGACGGCCCTCGTGCCCGTCACCGAGGAGCTGCTCGAGGACTCGTCCGCGATGTCGAGCTACGTCACCAGCAAGGCCGGCGAGAAGCTGGCGTTCAAGGTGAACGACTCGATCGTGAACGGCACCGGCGTCGGCCAGCCGCTCGGGATCATGAACGCTCCGTGCAAGGTGGCGGTGGCCAAGGTGACCTCGCAGACGGCGACCACGTTCCACATCAGCAACGCCATCGCGATGATGGCAC